GTCGGACTAACTATCCTTTCTCTAGATTCTAAGTAAAGAGTCTGTACAACCTGAACAGCTACCCAATGCGTAAATAATCGCTTATGGACAGTTGCTTTAGGATCTACTTTCTTATCCCACTTAAGGGGCTTTACTGCGAGAGTATCTTTTACGTAAGAGCGTATTGCCTTACCTAGAACTTCTTCGCCTTGTAGATATCTAAGAAGAGATATTACTAAATTAATAATTGGTTCGAAGGCTCTATACCTAGGTCTAGGCCATCGAAACACATTAAGATAGTAACTCTTTACAGCCGACTTTAAATCGAAGTTCCACTTTTTCTGCTGGATCTCAGAAAGGATGATACCTAGACTAGTGATAGTTTCGGTACGTCTCTCGAAGAGAGCAGATAAGGGGAAGGGCGATACATTCTCACCATGCAGACGAATTTGCTTAGCAAATTCAAATCCGTGTGGTGATGTATGTGTCTTAGTCGAGTTATACTCGATGCCCCACTCAAGAAGTATGTCTTTATATGCCTTGGCTAGATTATCATTACAAATAACGATATCATCACCTAAAAGCATATAACGACTCCTCCTCCAGTTTAGGTTAACCCTTTTACAGGCTAACCAAACTAGAAAATGGTGTGCTAAAGTTGTAGTTACCCATGAGGAATACAATCCCATAGGATTCCCTGTGTTATAGTAAACAGGGTAAGATCCATATAGGAAAGGTGTTCCCACCATGAGAAACTTCCAACCTTTAGCATAAACTTCGCCAAACCATATTAAAATTATTTCGTAGATTAGATCGATTGGAAACCTATCAGTAAAGGCCGTAAGGTCTATACTATGATAAGATGATCCAATTGACTTATCTATGGAATAAAATAATTTGGTCTGGTTTAAAGTGCAGTCTTGGTTAATATTAGAGAGTATCCTTAGAAGAAATCTGTGCAAAGGCTGCAATGCAGCTTGAGTATAGTAATCTCCTATAGCTACTTCTCTAACTTTTCCTTCTTTATCTAAGATTTTCACCAATTTACGAGTAATCGGCTCCGCCTTGCGGCGGGCACGAGAATCGAAAAATTGGGGAATTCTTTTGTAAAGTCCGGAAAACTTATCCATCAAATCATAAAGCTTCTCTCCTCCAGTATCCTTAATGGCTTCCTTTTGTTGAGGGCTTAATGCTTGAATATCTTTATATGAACTCCAAAGGGCATGCCCATTGGGTCCAGATTTAGATGTCATATGGAACTCCTTAAAGCGTAAGCTTTTAGGAACTTTCCCTATGTGGGTAAGATTAACACCTAAGTCCTTAAGAAATAGTTTTATCTCCGGATGCATACTTGAGGGATTACCAGTATAACTGGGCCCTTTCAGTATTGTATCTAAAGATATCTCTGAATCTAACCTCAACGATCGTGAAATATATAGAGCTGAGAAGATTAGCCGAATAAACGGGTAACTTTTC